GAACTTTGGCTCACACTATGGATCTTGATTCATGGTTCCTTGAACAAGATGGTCAACATGAAACAATTGAAGACTTTGTTAAAGCATTCAATGCAACTGCAGATTTCAAAGGTAAATATCTTGAGTTCTGTGTTGCTGGTAAAGAATATGAAGGTAAATCTGGTTACACAAACTATGACATGTGGCTTCCAAAAGCTGAAGGTAAAAAATATGCTTTTGGTGAAGTAGAAAGTGGAGCTGTTATCAAATTTGATGAAGCTAAACATCTTAAGAAATTAGAAGTTAAAGATGTTCAGTCTTTTGGAGATGAAGATGTTTTCTTAAAACCTAAGACTTCTTCTGACTTTAGTTTAGATTAATACTTACTCTCTTTAAGGGGGGAGTTTTTAGTATTATTAACTTTTAAAAAAGTGGATTTTAAACTAAATCAGGGGCCTCCCCCCTTTTATTATTTTTAGACTATGATTTCAACTAAGAATATTATATCTGATTTAGAGGAAGTCCCATCAGAATGGGTATTTGAGTATTATTTGAATTTAAAAGAAAAACTTACCGGGCAAAATATTAAGATGCTTTCTGCATTTAATGTTAAAGACAAAGTACCAAGTATGTTTGTCTATCAAACAAATGGTAAGTATAAATTCAAAGATTTTTCTTCAGGTTTTCAAGGTGATCACATAGAACTTGTTAGACATTTGTTTAACTATACTGTCAGATTTCAGGCAGTTAACCGGATAATTACCGATTATCAGGAGTATATTAAACATAATGCACCTGTACAAAGGGGCCCTATACAGTTCTATGATAAGTTTAAAGTTGTAGATTTTGAGATGAGACACTGGAATACACTTGACCAAAAATATTGGACACAATTTAAAATTGGTTCTAGTATCTTAGGTGAATATAATGTAGTTCCATTAGATTATTTCACTATGTCTAAAACAGAACCGGATGGTTCTATTACAAGCTATAAGTTTTCTAGACCCTATGTTTATGGTTATTTCCGTAATGATGGTGAGCTCTATAAGATTTATATGCCAAAGATTCCTGAGAAAAAGTTTATCAAGATCCAGAACTATACTCAAGGTATGGATCAACTGCAGTATGATTCTAAGTATTTACTGATTGTATCTTCTCTTAAAGACCTCATGAGTTTTAAGAAGCTTGGTATTGGTAATATAGAATGCATTGCTCCAGACAGTGAGAATACAATGATTGGAGAATCTGTTATAAGTAAGCTTCAAGAGAAGTATTCTAAAATACTTGTACTATTTGATAATGATGAGCCCGGTCTTAAGGCTGCTCAGAGATATCAAGACAAGTATGGTATTACTTTTATTACTCTTGACATGTCTAAAGATTTATCAGATTCTGTTAAAGATCATGGTATTGAAGCTGTTAGAGACCAATTATTAATCTTACTAAAACAAGCATTATGAGCTGGATATATGAAGGTAAAGAATTTAGTGAACTATCAATTCCAGAAGGAGGGATAGGTTTCATTTATATCATGACTGCCATTATAGAAGGTAAGTCTGTTGCATACATTGGTAAGAAGAATTTCTTTGCTAACATTAAAAGACCACTGGGTAAAAAAGCTTTAGCCATGTCTACTGATAAGAGGCTAAAGAAATATGTCCGGGAACTTAGACCTGACTTTATGAACTATTACAGTAGTAATAAAACTCTTAAAGATGCTCACAAAGCAGGAGTTACTATTAAGAGAGAGATCTTAAGGATCTGTTATTCTCAAATGGAACTAACTTACCAAGAAACAAAGTACCAATTTAAGTATGAAGTACTTGAGAAAGAAGAATTTCTGAATGCCAATATCCTTGGCAGGTTTTACAAATCAAAATAGTTATGACACTAAGCAAAGCTGAATTAAACAATTTGATTTCTATGTTCAGCTCTAGTGACTCTGAGAATCATGTTATTGCTTTTCATGCAATAGAAAACAGTGATTTGAGTACACCTGAGTTAATTGTATTATATAAGTATTCTAGAAAAGACACTAGTGCTTGGAAAAAAGAAGCACCTAAAGCTCATAAAATACTTATGCCCATTTTATCAGAACAGATAGGGTCATTATCTAGTGCAAGAGTACTAGGTTTATTAACTACACACAAGGCAGACAAGCTTTTACTGGAGCTATTCTTAGAAAACTTCGTTAGAGATTTAACAAGTATGTTAGGTCAAATAGGTTATGACATGAATCAAATATGCATTGATGTGAAAATTAAAGATGATGGACAAAGCACGTAGTCTTAGTAAAATCAGTAAAGAACTAATGCTAAAAGAACCTTATTACGGGTTCTTTCTCATTATGTTGAATAAAGTATGGAGAAAAGATATCCCTACTGCAGGTGTAAGTAAGCACAATATCAACTATCAGTTAGCTATCAATGAAAATTTCTGGAACAGATTAACTGAGTTACATAGAATGGGTCTTTTAAAACATGAGTTACTTCATATTGCATTTGGTCACCTTACTATGTACTTTAAGTTTTCTGATAAGAAGAGAGCTAATGTTGCAATGGATATGGAGATTAATCAATATATCCAACAAGGCTGGCTTCCCGGTGATGATATGACCGGTGAAGATTATAAAGCATTAGTTGATGCTACTAAAGCTAGAGTAACTCAAGCATTAGAAGATGAGACTATGACTAAAGAAGAAGCTCTTGCTGAATTTGATGCATTACCTCCTAGAGGTGTTATGTTTGCAGATTATGCTGATCAGGGTTGGGATGCTAAAGCTGGTTGTAGATATTACTATGAAAAGCTTACTGAAGCTCAAGACAAGAAAGATAAAGAAGGTACTACCGGTAGTCAAGCTTTAGATGATCTCCTTGATAATATGGAAAATGGAGATATTCCGGACCATAGTACATGGGAAGAATTTGAAGGCATGTCTGATGCTGAGAAAAAACTCATTGATAAACAAGTACAGAAGATTCTAAAAGATGCTAAGGAACAAACAGTTAAGAAACGTGGTACTGTTCCTGGAGAGATAGAAGCTCTAATTGTTATTGATGAGATTACCAAAGCCAAATTTGATTGGAGAGGATATCTTAGAAGATTTACTGGTACAAGTACTAAAATCTTTACTAAAAAAATTAGAAGAAAAGAGAACCGTAGATATGAAGATAATCCTGGTCTTAAGATCAAGATGAGACAACATATGCTATTGGCTATTGATACTTCTGGATCTGTTAGTGATTCTGAACTTCTAGAATTTATGAATGAGATTCATCACATTTATAAAGCAGGAGTTGATATTACTATAGTACAATGTGATACAAGTATCCGGTCTATTGAGCCCTATAAAGGGAAGAATGATCTCAAAGTACATGGAAGAGGTGGGACTGAATTTGATCCCGTCCTAGATTATTATAATGCAAACCTTAAGAAATATACAAGCCTGGTGTATTTTACTGATGGGGAGTGCTATACACGTGTAAAACCAAGAAGCAGAGTTCTTTGGGTTTTGTCAGAAAGATCAGAAATGAATGAAGATTTACCAGGTCAAGTTATCAAATTAGAATTATAAAATTATGAATACAGTACAGTTAAACGTAGATGAGTTAAAAGGTTTTATCCGCCACATGGTTAAAAATAACCAACATATTCAAGCTCAAGGAAAAGTTCCTGTAGCAATTAATATTGAAGGTGATGCTGGTCTTGGTAAAACTTCTGCAATCTTGCAGTTAGGTAAAGAACTTGGTATGGATGTAGTAAAACTCAATCTTTCTCAGATTGAGGAGTTAGGTGACCTTGTTGGTTTTCCTGTTAAAGAATTCTTAGTAAAGAACCAAGAAGGTAAACAAAGATGGATTACTGAAGCTCAAGTAAACGGTGCCCTTAAAGCAGGTTATACTGTAGTAGATAAGAGAATGTCTCATGCTGCTCCAGAATGGATTCAGGGTAAAGGTGAAGGTGGTTTCCTAATCTTAGATGACTATACCAGAGCTGACCACAGATTCATGCAAGCTACCATGGAGATCTTGGACCGCCAAGAATATGTATCATGGAAGCTTCCTAAGAACTGGCATGTTATCTTGACTACTAATCCAGACAATGGTGACTATAATGTTACTAGTCTTGACGTAGCTCAGAAGACAAGATTTATCTCTGTTGAGATGAAGTATGATGTCAACGTGTGGGCTAAGTGGGCAGAGAAAGCATCTATTGATGGCAGATGTATTAACTTCATGTTGATGCACCCAGAGCTTGTGACTCAACGTGTGAATCCAAGATCTATTACTACATTCTTTAATGGTATTAGTTCTATTCCTAAGTTTGAAGATGAGTTACCTCTTGTTCAGATGATTGGTGAGGGTTCTGTTGGTACAGATTTCTCTAGTATGTTTACCATGTTTATCAATAACAAGCTTGACAAGATGATTTCTCCAGAGGATCTACTTACTAAAGATGAAGCATATGTAAAAGGTGCTTTGTTAGGTTCAGTAGGTGAAGGAGATGACTTCCGTGCAGATTTAGCTAGTGTAATTGCAACTCGTGTAATTAACTATGCACTTACTGTAGCTGAGAAGGGTTCAGTTCCTAAAGCTATGATTGATAGACTAGCAAAAGTTACTACTGAGTTTGAAGGCTTTACAAATGACTTGAGATATTATATGGTCAAGGAGATTGTAAATGGCAACAAAGTGAAGTTTTCTCCATTGATGGCAGATACTGCAGTAGTAAAAATGGCAATTCAGTAATTAACCAGGGGGTGTAAAAGCCCCCTATATTTTTATATTATGGAACAAATTGTAATTTGTAACAGAAATGGTGATGCATTAGATGTAGAACTAAATTATGGTGTATCTAATAATAAAGACATCTATACAGTAAGTAAAGGATATGTTCCTGCACAAGGAGATAGCATATTCTTGATGCCAGGTGTTAACATACCTAGGGTCAAGCTTAAAGATTTAGCATTAAATCTTGGAATTAAAGTAGTCAGGGATGCTACTAGAGCTAATGTTATCATCTCTGGTAAAGCTACTATGAATAAAATTACTACGGGTCGTTGGTTTCATCATGCTAAAACTGAAGACTTTACTAAATATGTAGAATGGTTAAAAACTCATATGGGTTTTGATATGTATTATACAGACAAGTATGATACTGCAGTAGCGGCATGTAATCCGGATGTAATATACATGGAGTACAGTACAAAAAATAATATGGATAATCAAGGGTTTAGTATACCTACATCTTATTCTAGTGCTGTTCATTTTATTGAGGATGAGCACAGAGATATGGTGGATGCAATCCAGAACAAACCAATCTTTGATGAGTCAGAGTTATTAGCTATGATCAATGGTGATGATGCAGTTACTATTACTCCTGAAATCTACAGCCAGTTGGTTAAGATGTTTGAAAGTTCTGATCAGGATAATCATATTATGGCAATGGAGATCATGGCAAACTCTAACTACATAGACAGTGCTTTGTATCTATTACTTCTTCTTGAAGGTTATGCTGAAAGAATTTCAGACTGCCATACTAGAAACCATGTGAACTTTAAGTCTATGGTTAGTTATTTCACTTTAGCAGTAAAAGAAATTCATTGGTTAAATCCTGATAAGATTGCTAATAAATTAATGGAGCTTGGGTTACTTACTAAAGACTGGAATCATGTATTGCTTCAAGAAAGAGTTGACTGGTTCATTAGAAATATTGCTGGTAGTACTACCTTTAATGTAAGTGCAATGGTTCCTACACCGGAAGTTCAAGCAGCTATCAATGATCCTTATACCGGCATACTTGAATACAAAGCAGACTCTAAAGAAGTTGGTTCAGTAACTGAATTTAGTATTCTTCCGGAAAGAGAAATTGAGACTGAGGAAGAAGAAAGAGTAATCTCTGCACTATACATGGAAGAGCAAGAAGAAGATTATAATCAACTACCACCTCCCCCAGCAGAAATAGAGCTCAACATTGAGCCAGAAGCAATTGAATCTGCAGTAGAGCTTGAGCCAGAACCTGAATCAAATAACCATCAAATAGAAACAAATGAGTCTACCGACATTGACTGGTTCTGATGAACTAGAATTATTTTACAAGAAACCATTTTGGTTTAGCTACAGTAGCATTAATAAGTTATTGTTTTCACCAAGAATGTTTTACAGTCATTATGTGCTCAACCAAAGAGAGGACAGTACGGACGCGCACCTGGTAGCAGGGCGCGTTCTACACTGCCTTTTATTTGAGCCAGAGCATTATGAGAAGGAATTTATCAGTATGCCTGGTAAATTTCCTACAGATAGCCAAAGAAAAATTATTGATACTATTTTCAAATACCATTGTACAATTGGGAATCATACATTATC